TTATGGCCTTTTTTTGGCACCGGCACTATGCTGATACGCTTTGATACTGGTGGAATCTATGCTGAGATTTTCAAAATCCGGCTCAGCATTTAATTCTTGAAAAATAGTCAGTAAGACACCTTCATTACACCATTTGCAGAAGCGAGCATACACGGTTTTCCATAAGCCGTAATGGTCTGGAAAATCACGCCAGGGAGCGCCGCTCCTAGCTATCCATAAAATAGCATTGAACATTTCACGATTACACATTTCACGATTACTTCTTTTAGGCGGACGACCAGTAGAATACGGTGGGAAAAAGCCTTTGATTTGTTCCCATTGTTCATTTGTAAGTTCGTAGCGGCGTAGTGTCATAGAAAATACCTCTCTCTAAATGATTTGAGGTAATCCTACCATAAAAATAGTTTTTAGACACACCCTAGACTTTTGTAAAAAACATTTATTATATTTTCGCGGACTCGTTCATTTGCTAAATGTTTCTAGTTCCTCACGAATGATTTTGAATTTTTCACGGCTGATATCACTTGGATAAGACATACACTCATCTCCTGTTTTTGCAACATCCTAACATGTTCACGAGACTATAAACAGGCTCTAAGATACTATCTCTCAACTGGATAACTATGATTTTATCCCGCATTAACAGGAAGTAAAACTCCCACCTCAAAATTTAGCTTGAGCAAAAGAAGTTAGGTAGGGGTCTCGCTGCCCGTGAGTACCCGATTAGTTTCACTTTTTTTAAACTTATTCTGTATTTCTATTTTAAATCAATCATATAAAACTATTTGTGCTGTACTGTCGTTTAATATTGAGAAAGTTTTTTTCTTGCTAAAACATGTTGTATTTCTTTTGAAAAGCAAGATAATGGAATAGAGTTTAAAATATTCAGAAAAAGGATGAGTTATATTGAGAAAGCAAATTGCAATGCTAACTGTTACAGGCGCACTATTCTCCACAGTTTTGGTTCCTTTTTCCGATGTACAAGCATCGGAAAACACAAAAAAAACTGTAGCAAATCATTCAGAAGCAATACAACCACAATTCATTTCAAATGAATCAAAGGTCCCATACAAGGAGCCTATTCAACCAAAAATTATTGAAGGTGAATCAAAATCTCCATTTAAGGATCCTGACATGTCTATGGATCAAAATGGAACATTGATGATTCAAGATGGTGGTGAAAAAGTAATTATAAGTGAAGGAACCTATAATTGGAGATGGTTAGGCAGTTACGATGGAGACAATGTAGCCTGGAGCACATTTGACAAACATATGTCAAGCGCTTTAATGGCTGGACTAGGTGGAAGTATTGCAGGTATAATAGTTAATACTTTTGCCAAAGGTGTTGCTGGTTACATTACTGGTCAACTTATTAATAATATACACAAGAATGCAAATGAAAAAGTTTGGTTTACTGTTCATAAGTTTTATGATTACGATGCTGTTAATGTATATGTCAAGTATCGTGTTTGGGTTTATTCTAGTCCATCTAGAGAAAGAAGTAGTATTATAAAATTCTATGAAGAAATTCACAGAACATAATAAAAAGGTTGTTCCCATTGGGAGCAACCTTTTTATGTAAACCAAGAATTAGTTAGATACACAAATGATATAAAAGCAATAAGTGATAATGTATTATAAAATACTATTTTCTTAGTAGCTCTTTTAAAAATAAAAGGTGCTAAAAATATTAATATACCCATTATATAAATCCAAATTATAGACTTATACCCCAGAAAAAAAACGAGTGAAAAAAAGATTACTACGTTTATGTATTTCTTCTCTTTTTTCCCCATAAATACACTCCCCATCAAAGAACTCTCTTAGTATAATTAGTCAATATATCATTTTTATAAATAATGTCAGTATTTATTATAACACGACTGATACTTACCAATATTGAGAAAGTTAGTTAAGAGAGAAAACTGCCTTATTCTTCCCCATCACCTTTTATTGATTAGCTACTTTAATCACCTGTTAAAAAATCAATTTTAATTTATATAGACCGAAATTAGTTTGCCTGTTAGTGTCTTATTTTAAATTATGTTGCATATCAAAAAGGACGGATTTTATTTTTTAATCAAACTATTCTTTTGTATAGTAGTATGTGTTATTTTTCAAACTTCACATACTCACCAGAAACCCATTGGTCGCCGCCAACATTATACCAACCGTCTCTATATCCCCAAGACTGATATCTTTCACTTTGGTACACATTTTTTACGACACCATAGTTAGTTCCTGGACCAGTACGAACGCGTAATACATCAGCTGTAATAGTCACTACACCAATGCCATCAATTGAAGATTTAGAAGGTGCTGGTGCATTTTCTCCTGTATAACGAATATATGATGAATCATTATATACCCACTGATCGCCACCCAAGTTTAGCCATCCATTTGACTCACCCCATACTTGGTAGCATTCTCCTTTACCTAACTTACGAATAACTGCATATCCAGTTCCAGGTCCTTTTCGTAAATTCACGTTATCGCCATTAATGTAAGCAACTTTTGTACCATCGTTTGAAGGTGGAATAGGAGTTGGCATTACTGGACTACCTCCACCGTTATATGCATTTTGGACTCTTTCAATAAAGCTATTCCAACGTCCTTCTGCTAACATACGATGAGGACAATACTTTCCACTCCATGATTGGTGTGTGCGAACTTTACTAATTGGAATATTGTACTGTTTCATAAGTTGGGCTACAACGATAGCTGCATTATCTTCTGCTTTATAATATCGATCTCCACCACTTAGAGAGTAACAGATTTCAACTCCAATAGATTTACGATTTCCGTTACCGCCACCATCACCGCAATGCCAAGCGTTACGCTCTAAAGGAATTCCTTGTACAGCTTCTTTATCATCTACGGCAACATGAAACGATACTTGGTTATCATTGCGAATCATATAAGATACTTCATTTTCTGCTGTAGCATCATTATACGTATTATGAACTGTGATAAATTCTGGATTCATTGTATACGGACACTTTGTACCATATTTACTTGGGTTAACTAATTTTTTTCTGATTTCCATTATTGAACATCTCCCTTTTTCTCTTCTTGTTTTTGTTTACCACCTAAAATTTCAACTGCATTTGTTAACGCTGAAGGTAAGGGAATACCCATACGACCAGCGTTTTCTAAAAGCGAAAGTAACTCATTGCCCATGAAGAAGAAAATAGTCGCTTCACGAATTGCGCTGTTACTTCCCAATGCTGAATCTAGTTGAGCTGCCGCTCCGACCAAAAGAAAAAGCACCACCTTTTTGGCGATGCCTTTGAAACCAACTTTACTTTTTAATTCTCCGTTATATCCTGCTGCAATCATGCCAGTTAAATAATCAATAACTGCCATCGTCACTAAGATTTTCAATGTTGCATCCCATCCTCCCAAGAAATACCCACAGAAGCCACCAAACGTAGCGATAAATGCTTTCAATAATACATCAATACGATCCATCTTTTCCTCTCCTTTTTTAAGCTGCAAAATAACTTGGGTCCATTCCAAATATTTCTGCAATATCTTCCTCACTTCTATCTTTCAAATAAGATTCAGTTGTGGAGATATCAGAATGATTAGCGAGTGATTTTAGTTTTTCAAGCGGTACTCCTTGAACTTTTAAATTATCTAATCTACTGTGACGGAAACAGTGCGGATTAATTTTAAATCCCTTTCCTTCCTTTTCATTCAGCATCTTAGCAAATATTTCGCACCAATAATTAAATACACTCTTGTTCAATCTTTTTCTCTCACCATTCTTATAAACACGCACAAACAAATCTGGAATAGTATCCTTACCTCGCTGATTTATATATAAACGAATGCATTTCTGCACTCGGTGATTGTAATATAATCTAAACTTCTTACCGCGTTTTCCTCGTACCACATTTGTATAATATTGTTCTGTCAGCCCTTCTTTTTGAACCTGATATACCTCATTCTTTCTAGCTGCACTGTAATAAGAAAGTGCTAAATACGTTGCTAACATGTATTTTTCTTGCTCAAGCAATTCATCGATTAGCCAATTAATCTGGTCCTCTGTTATAAATGTGATGTCTCGAATTGAATTCGTAATTATAATCATCATCGTCAGCACAAAACTCAAGAGCTGAACGTAATGCACTCATCAATCCATTCACACGTGCGTTTGACATTCCCATCTCTTGAAAGATAATAGATAAATTCCGAATCTCTTTACGTGTTAAATCAATAAGCTTTTTATTTTCGAAGTGTTCGTGTATCAGAAACAGAATAATTCTTAAATCCCAACTGTATTGCTGTAAAGTGCTTGCCGCTTTCCCTTGCGATTTCTTTTCAATGAGAAAATCTTTGACTAGGTTTTTATTTTCCTGGCTAACATGCTTTTCATAAATTACTCGGTCTACTATTCGTTTCACACTGATCATCTCCTCAAAATAAAAAGAGAAGTGAAATCACTCCTCTTGATTGATGAATTGAATCAAAGCCGTATTTTATGCAAAATAAAAAACAGCTTATGGCTGCTCTGGTTTCTCATTTATCTTTTGTTTTAGTATGCCAGTTCGTTATATTAGTTGACCACTTCCGTTACATCTTTTAAAACAATTACATAGGTTGCTCTTTGTAATACTTTGTGTTTCGTTTCTAATCCACCAAAAGCTTTTTCTATACACTTCCACTTCATTTCCTTACCGTCAAACACATCATATCCGGATAACATTTGAAATGCATAATTTACTACATCGCTCCCAAAATCCGGTCGCATTTTAAACCATCCTTTCACATTTGAATGTGTAGTATGTGGAATCGCTTGTTTTCCTAATGTAGTTAAGTCGTTTATTAAATCTTCCGGAAGTTTAAACAATGGAAATTCAGAAACCATTAATGATTCATCATAATTTAATTGTTCTCGAACTCTATCAGCATTGATATTGATAATCATATGATTCTCCTCTAATAAGATATCAGAACCATGATCAATTGTTAATTCATCAAATACCGGTTTGAAAAATTTAGCCATAATAATTCACTCTCTTTTCGTTTTATTTGTTTAGTAATTGTTGCACTAATACCTTTAATTCATCAATTTCAGCTTTCATTGAAACTTTCTCAAGTTTTTCTGCTTCAAGTTGTTCTTTAAGAGTGTCAACTTCCTGCTTCAACATACCGTGGTCAAATTGAAGATTTTTAACTTTAAAGTCAACTTCTTGTATTGCTTGAATAGAAATTGAAACCGAGCTATAAAGTGTTACAGCGTCTTTCTGTGGTGTGGTGAATACATCGTCAGAGTCCTCCGCAATCATACCGTAATTAATTGGAAGTATAATAGACTCCCCTGACTCGAAGTGTTCAACATCTCTTATAAAGTGATACTGTTTGATGTTTACAGAGTTGATTTTATCTAAAGCAGAGAATGGAAGGTCTTCTATGTCCGTTTTAAGCTTACGAGAAGAATTAGGGATAAATTCTTGCGCCCACATACGCCCTGTAGCGCTAATATTCTCTTGCGCTCGTAATGTTCTTAATTCTATATCTTTCCATCCCTTACCCATCATATCTTTAATCTGCAAGCCATTGTTATAACCTTGTACAAAACTTGACCTTATCATTGCATTACCCATAATTAAATCATGATCGGTGGTGCCGTTTACGAAATGTATTTTATAGTCACTGCCTTTTCTTTTGAAAGTAAACTGCCCAGCGTTATTTGTAAAAATATGTGGTTCAGTTGTAGTTACAGAGAAGTAACCATATCCTGGAGCCCATCCTTCAGATTCAAAAATAATATTATTCAAGTTTTGAAAACGAAATTGTCCATCTGAATATACGCTCAGATGTCCACCGTCATTATGCATTTGAATATAGTTTGACCAAATATTAGTTCCTTCTGCATTTTCTCCTTTAGAAATCCCAAATTTCGCATATGCTTTAGAAGGTTGATCGACTCCATTAATTCGTGGCATGACTTGATAAATATAAAATGATCCTGTACCAGCGTATTTTCTATTATCAGAACCAAGGACTAATGAAGGTTGAATACTTCCATCATCTGTTTCCATAAATCCTATATAACCACGTGGCTTATCTAAATCGAAAATCTTCATGTCTTGTTTATTTATTTCAACAAATCTGTTTCCACTTGTTTTAAGTGTTACTCCTTCTAAAACTTTTCCTTTGATATGATTTGCTGTAATAAAACCTACTAAGTTAATCCTATTTGCATTCAAAGTAATGTTTTCTTTACTCATATTGAATGCTGCGATTACATCATTTTCTTTTACAGATATACTAACGCCCTTTTCAGTTAACTGAAGACGGGTTTCCATATCTCTTACATAAGATGATGTGGCAAATTGCCCATTTGCTTGCTCTATTGTATATACCTCTGTCTTTTTGGCCGAGGCATTGATACCCTGTTCATTGATAATAAAGCGGTTATCAATCAAAGTCATTTTCTGATTAAATTGCTCCGTTGCAAGTTTGTTAGCTAATTCACCCAACAAGTCTTGTTTATTTTTATCAACTGTTTGCTTTAACTCGGGTATCTTAAACCCTGCAACATAATCTTCTACTTGTTTAAGCTCAACTTTTGCACCGATTGCTGTTGCCTGTTGTTCAAGTTTTGAATTTGCTTCAGTAAGTTTTTTCCCTTGATCTGATACTACGTTGTTCAAATTACTAACTGTGGTGGATAGTCCGCTTGCTGTTTGTTCTACTGTAGTCATACGCTTTTCGAATCCGGCTTGGCTATCCTGCACCTTAGATACAGTAGATTTTACACCTTCCACACTTTGCTCTAATTCATATGTTGACTTGCTGAAGTCTGTTGGAACAGATCCTTTTTCGAGTTTAGCTTTCTTGAAACGGAACCTTTTCCCTTTAGATGCTTCATTTCTAGCAAAACGATAAGATTTAGGGGTTGGTCATCGTGCTTGTAGCTAAAATTTGCAGCATGATTCACGACGCCAGTCTTTAGCTGGCACAGGCTTTTGTACTGACTCACTCCACGATCCGTTGATGTATTGGAATAAGATAAAATCTAAATTCACATCATTTTGAAGGTCTAAAGATATTGTTATGTCTTTCCCTTTTTCAAAGTCTCCTATCTTAGTGTTATCTAGATGGAATTGATAAAAGGCGTCTGTATGATCTTGACATTCAATCGCCACGTATTCGCCAGGCTGAACAAATGATGTAACTTTATTCAATAACGCGCCACCGATCATCCCGATTGTTTGAGGTCTTTCGTTTGGGCCTGTATTGATTAACCAGTTTTCAACGCCTACAGTACGAGCCTCAACCTGTTCTAACTTTGTCGAGATTTTCCCAGCTTCTGCTTTAATTTCAGTTGTAACTTTGATAAATTCGTTACTGTCCGCCTGGTCTTCAGGGGCAGGTCTCCACGGATAAACTTTTTTAGTTAGGGATAGCATAGGTGAAGTTTGTTGGTATAAAGCACCTTTAGGTATTGATTCAGCTTCGAATCTATATACAACATTTGGATCAGCGGCATCAGAGCCGACTGGAATTGTTACCGAAACCCTTTTCCATTCTCCATTAACTGTTGTTTTACCAGCACTGTTAGGAAAGAATACTTGTGTAGATTCCCCGCCTATCATTCTAGCTGTTACAGAAAATGTTACAGTATCACCAATTTTTATTTTCCCTTGCTTAATTAATTCACTGGGTTTAACGGCTATACCTTGCCATTCTGTATCTGTTTGCGCGATAGCATTTCCATTGTACGTGTCTTTGATGACAGATAGGCGCCCACCTTTTAAAGATAACTCTTCGTTAGTTGTTAAAGTCTTAGTTCCTCTTACAAGGTTGATAACATCACCATCAAGGTTATTTACATTCTTTTCGATTCGTTCGATGGTTTGTTTTGTTCCATTTGCATCTTCTTCAACTTTATTTAACTTTTGAACTGTTTGTGATGACGTTTTGTTGATTTGTTCAATGGAACTGGAAATACCGTTAATATTTTGTTCTGTTTTTACTACACGATCTGTAATACCGTTTTGATCTTTTTTGATATCGGATACAGTGTTTTTTAATCCTTCAACACCTTTGGTAGTCTCAACGATTGTTTTGTTCATATCTTCTTGAGTACCTTGTATACTTGTGATAGTTTCTTTGGTTGCCTCGTCACTTTCTTCAAGCGCCTTAGTTACCTGACTGACTCTTTCTTGTTCTCCTTTAACAGCATTGAAGTCTTTTTGTAGATTGTCCGCTTTCGTTTCAGCTTCTTTAACCCTAGCATCTAGCTTTTCCGCACTAGCATTAATCTCTTTTGTCACCTGTTCCAACGTTTCTTTCTTAACAGATTCAACATCTGGTACAACCGATTCCCAAGCTGCGACTGTCCATATTTTTAAAATACCAGGCTTTCCATTACTAATATCACGCCAAAGAGTTTTATAAGGTTTCAGTCCTGTTGTCGGTGGATTCTTACGAAGTTACTACAGATCCGTGTTATTTTTAAGATTCTCTTGCACTTTTTCAGCCAATGTTTTTGCTGCTTCGGATTCTTTCTTAGCATCACTAGCTGTTTCATTTGCATCTTTCACTAATTTATCTAACTGATCTATCAGTTCTTGCTTACTTCCCAGTGAACTAAGAATACGATTGTATATCTTTCGTAGTTCTTCATTTGGATCTGTAATCTCACGGTAATCACCAAATGCGTATTTATCTTGCGAAGGATCAGTATGTGATTCATCACCAACGATTGCCCTTGCTTCTAAATAAAGCTTAGGTGTAAATCCAATATCTTTAATTCGGATTGTATCTCCTTCATTGATTAATTCGTGAGCTAGTCCAAATACACGTCCTATACTTTGTGCTTGAACATCATAAGAAATAGAGGTATTCACACGTTTTGCTAACTCTGTTTTCATAAGAGTCAATAAACGTTCCGGTGTTATATCTAGTTCTGTTTCTGGTGTGTAAAACCCAAATTTATGTTTCCCTTTTTCGTTCCAACGTTGAAAAGCATCATTATCTACAATATACGGCATACCTTTGTTTATATCTGCAATAGTGAGAACTTCTCCACCTTCTTTTTTGATAAAACCGATTAAAGCTGTACAAATGTTTTGTGAGTTCTCAATACGTTTGATTCCAACTAAATCTTTACCTAACGTGACTTCTTTTCCTGTTTCTCTTCCTCTTTTTTTCACCATGTCTACATACCAACCTGCAATTTGAGAACCAACCACCTCAACTCGGTATATAATTTCTAATTCAAATAGGGACGCAATCTTTTTTAAGAAACTCAATGGATCTATAAATTCGTCAATAGTCATAGAATGAAATCCAGCATACTCTGTTTTACCGCGCTTCCATTTTGTCCCTATAAGAGCAATATCCATACATTCATTTACTGTCTTACCTTCAATTTTCTGCGGACGAATATAGTCATCTTTAGCAAGATTAATCCATGCACCTGATGCATAAGTAATTATGGATTTATCGTTAGGGTATTTTTCTACTTCAGTGATTATATACGCTTGTTATGCGGGTAGGGAATGAAGAAAATTATGATTCAAAACAAGCATAAGTGTTGCTGCATATGTCGTGTTATCAAATACTTTAAACTCTAAAGTATCGATATTATTCTTGATTTCCCAATGACGTTTATCATCCCAATAATCTTTTGGTTGTATAGCTGAAACGATTTGACTCGTTTTAAAATCAATAACATGCAAGACTCCTGAACCACAAGAGTAGATTTAGCGAGGGATATACATTGGAAACGAGTTCCGATATCAGAAGGCATAATTTCTAGTGTATTCATACCTTTATTAATGACAGGGAAATTACTAAAAATATCCTTAATATTAATTGCATCCTTCCCCTCAATCGTTACATGACTATTTTCAGTATCAATTACAACTTTATCGCCAACATCTACTATATAAGGCGGTGTATTTTTCGTATTTAAATTTACTTTCCAAAACTTTAAATCACTAACTGACATCGCTTCTACTGGCGGTACATCCTGCCATTGCATGATGCTAATCTGTATTTGAGCTGCTTTTTTCCATGTGATAGTTATTTTCATCTGTCCACCGTGCAAAACGTTCTGAATCATCTTTTTCTGTACCAGGAAGAAATTTCGAAATATACGCTTCCCACACATTCCCTGTTCTAGCTATCCACAATCGACCAAAATATTGATTCCATGTATTTGGATAATCACCACTCTCATAAATCAACCCTGTTTTTCCTGGCTTGTTATCGTATCCAATAACCATCGTTCCAAAATTTTGTTCAGCTTGCCAATAGAGATCGTTCATAGCAATTTTTGAAAGTACCTTACTATTTTCATCGAGTATCGCTATCTCAACGCGGCCCATTTCATTGATTTTCTTACTCTTACATGTAACGTAGGCTTGCATAATAAAATCTTGTACTGGACCACCAGGTATATTCTTTTTGACAGCTGCACCATGCCATCCTTTACCTGTTCCAGTACCAAAATCAGAACAATAGAATTGGTATTTATCTGATTTCATTTCACCAACCGGTTCACCATCTTCCATTGCACTGACTTTACTCCATCCGACCGTAGTAGCCATTTCATCCCATACTATACGTTGATTCCTTTCTACAGGCTTTTCCACAGTTTTTAGTGGCATACCGATACGAAAATAATCTCGATCACTTAAGGATACCCCGCCAAACCATACATCTAAAAAAGTGTTTGGTTTTTTAATGTCAATCTCAATGATAGGATTAGAATGAACTGTTCCTTTGTTTTGAACATTTGCTGTTAACCCTAGCGCACCTGTTTGAAAATCGACTGTTTGAGTGGGTCCTAATTTATATGGCATTGGGCAAATGAACGTAATAGTTCCTATTCCAAGTGTTACAAATTCATCTAAATCAAAGCTATCATCCACAACTGCTAAATATGTTCTATTTGGTTCTACATCAAAAATAAGCTCTGCTGGTTGATCCGTTATTAACCAACTTGCAATTTCTTCTTTTAACAACTTCTTTTAACATTTCTAAATTTGTTCCATCTGGAACGATAATTCCCACAGGGACTGGAAGTGGACGTGGTTCCGTTTCTGTTCCTAATAATCTTGCTCCCGGATATCCTGGAGTACTTAGGAAATTACGTTTCAATGGTGCCCAAGTTGGTCTTTTCCAATCTTTTGAAATTTGGATATACTTTTTACGTTCATTGTTAAATTTGAAAGAGCTCATTTTGACACCTCATTTCTTTATAAAATAAAAGAAACCCGAATCTAAAAGACTGAGTTTCTTGCTTGTGCTCTATTTTGATATTCAGTTACATACGGATGGCTCACACGCGCTATTTCTCTTCCTTCTAGTATGACTGGAATTTCAATATAAGTAGGTTCTGGTTTTATATATGGTTGCTTATCTGGATTATCATTGTCAGGTCTGTATTGTATGACATTCGGATTGTCAGACAACACTTCTCTCCACCTAGACAGATTACCAACATCGTTGATTGAAAGTCCTTCAAAGCGTTCCATTTGACGTCCAATTTCTCTTACCATATCACGCATACTTTCAGGGATATGAGTGATCCAATCGTTTTGCCAATCTCCATCTACAAAGATTGCATTAAAATACTTTGTTAGTGGGTCATCACCTTGGAAACTAAATATTTCTTCTGGTTTTATACTCCGAATACTATCAATAGCTCCAGATACTGTATTTTGTAATGCATCCCGCACAACAGAATATTGCGTTTTAATCCCTTCTGCAATTCCACTTGCCATTTGGACGCCTGTAAATAGCATTTTATTTGAACTACTCCCTAACGCTAATTCATTTACTAAAGCGTTATTTGCCCTTGAACCTAGCGTACGACTCTCATGTTCAGCCATATAAGATCCTTTTTTAATACCTAAAGCAAACCCTTCACTAAAAGGTTTCCCACCCTGATCTCTAGTTAGTTTTGATGGTGAGTTCACATTAAGCGTAGCCTTTAACGCTTCGAATGCTCCTCGTGCTAAACTAGATGCTACATTTTGTACATTCCATTCACCATTAGAAATACCTTTAGCAAATCCACTAGAAAATGCTTCGCCAGGACTCACTGAACTAACGCTTTTCAGACCAGAATTACCACTTTCCGCTACATTAGAACCACTAGATCTCGCTTGCCCTTTTGTATCTTCCATACCTTGAGCAAACTGGCTACCACCTTTTTGACCTTGTGGAGTACCATTGACTGTATTAAAACCAGCATGAGCTGAAGTAACAGCTTCTAGAGCACTCCCTCGGATATAACCTTTTTGATTTACAATACCACTTCCGAAGCCTTGTCCACCTTGATTACCTGCTGGGTTACCATTGATTGTGTTAAAACCGTTATGAGCACTAGCAACCACTTGCAAAGCGCTCCCCCTGATATAACCATCTTGACTTATTATCCCTTGCCCTAGTTCGCTGCCACTCTTACTTCCACCACCACCATCTGTAGTACTTCCCATAATACCCTCTACGGCTTGTTTTTTTCCTGTCGCCGCATTTTCAGGAGCTGTATTACCAGAAATACCATTAGCCTGCGTTTGACTGATATCAAATCCCACTTGTGTTAAATCTAACTTCGCTCCATTTTCAACTAGTAAAGCAATTGCTTTTGCTGCTAGTTCAGCGTTAATGGAGCCATTTTGCATACCTTGAACGAGTGTCTGTACATTAAATTGTCCTGCTTCACCAAGATCCACTTGAACATTACTTTTAATATCTAGCCCCATAGTCTGTGCGACTTGTGGTAAAGATAATGCCCCAATTTGCATTCCATTAATTAAAGTTTGAATGTTATTCTGACCTTCTTGAGTAGCGTCTACATTCATTCCGTTTTTAACGTTTTGTTGAAAGAATTGGAATACAGTATCAAAAGATAAAGTCCCTGTTTGAAGCCCTGTAATCCACGAGTCCATTGTCATTTTCCCGTAGATTCCTAAATCAATTGTGGTATTGCCTTGCATATTTTTACTTAGGAATTCTCTTACTTCACCAGTATCTTTTGTTTTAATACCATCAATCCATTTTTGGATGGATTCAATACCACTTTGTGATAAATCCACTTTATAAACTTCTTTTAATTTATTAGCATTTGCGGTTGCTACAGCTGAAGAATCTAATTCACCCTTTTGAAGCTTCTGTAAGAATGTATCAATTGTGAATTGTCCAGCTGGTCCTAAATCAATTTTCATTTTGCCATCAATTTCTTTTGCCATTGATTCGGCTAACAATCTAGATGATTCTGTACCCTTTTGTAATTCAGAAAGATACATTCCTATACTTTCAATTTTAGATTTGCCATATTGCAACTCGTATCGAAGTAATTTATCTTGATAATCTTTTTCAGCTTTCTCTTGATCACTTCTAAAGCGTTGTTCCAAATCAGCCGATTTTTCACGGAATCCATATGCCGCTTTGAACCTTGCGCCCCATCCCTTATCTTCTGCTTCTATCCTTTTAGCTTGTGATGCCAAAACTTCTGAATCTTCTTCCTTCATATGTTGCTGTAACACTTTAAATCCATCATTTCTAATTGTCTGCAAGTCATTTACATGCTTCGATTCATAAAGTGCAATAGCATCTAATGTTGCTTTTCTTTCTTCCGGTTTAATTTCGCCTAATTTAAACGCTTTTTCTACATTTTCGCGCCAACCTTTGGTTTGCTTTTCTAAAGATTTAACACCATCTTCATATACCTTTATGATGCTTTCAAACCGTTTTTTTCCAGCATCTAAAGATAGCATCCCTCCAGCTTCAATTTCTTTCGAAATAGACGTGATTTCCTTTGCTTTTGTGTAGAATTGTTGAACGTTTTTATCAGCAACCTGTAATGCTTGTTCGAATTTTTGAGCGAAATCTTTTGGCATTTTCATGGTATCTCCTTGATACCTTTTAATACCCTCTTCCAAAATCTTTTCCGCTTGTGTAGCAACTTCAATCTCTTTATTAATGGATTCAATGACATTATTTTTCACTTGTTCTAGGATTTGTTTAGCACCCTCAGGAACAGTTCCCATCAACTGACTAAACATTTTATTGAATTCGCTTTTCTTTCCTTCTAACTCTTTAATAACTTCATTTGTCATTCTTTGAAAAGCTTTTATGGTTTCGTCCGCTGCTTTATTCGCTTCTTCACCTGTTTTAAGTTTTAAATCCATCATGTTATTGATAGCTTTATCTTTTAAATCCACATAAGCACCAGCTGCTTTACTCGTTGCGTCACTTACTCTTTGACCAAACTTATCCATATCATTTTGTGCCTGTTTGGATTTTTCGTTCAGATCAACTATCGCTATACCTAGCGCCCCTACAGCAAGAACGGCACCAGTAATAGCTAAAGCAATTGGGTTCGCTAATAAAGCACCTATCCCCATTGCTAAAAATCCTACAGCTGTTGTTACCCCTGCTATACCAAAAGCCAATAAAGCACTTTTTGCAATCATTTGTTGTGTCGATTCATCTAAATTGTTAAACCAATTTACGACACCCTGAACACCAGATACTACATCAACCAAAATAGGTAATAACGCATCACCAAATGACTTTTTAAGAGTATCTACAGCACCACTTAATTCTTCAATTTTCCCTTTTGTTGTATTCATCTTTGTCTCAGCAACTTCTAATGCTGTTACCTTTGACATTTCAGTATACATATTTTTCACACCATCTGAGCCCTCTTTATAAAGAATATTAGCGGCACGAATAGCATCAGAACCAAACAATGTATACATGTACGACTGTCTTTGTTCTGCCGTTAGACCTTGCATTGCCATTTGAAGAATTTCAGCAATATCGGACATTTCTTTCAAATTACCATTTGAATCGAAAAAGGCATTTGTCATAATACCCGTTTCAAAAGTTAATTTTTGAAACGCCTTCTCTGCTTTTTCAGATCCAACCTTCACACCGGCTTGTTTTGCTGCATACTCAGATAAAGCACCAGTTACATCTTTAAATGAATTTGAAGTTGGTTTAATTCCTCTTTCTCCAAGAAACTGCATTGCTTTGCCAGTATCGATTGTTATTAATCCCAAATCACTAAACATATCGTAAGCTTCATTAGATTTTGGAATTAAGTTTGCTAACATGGTTTTCAATGAAGTACCTGCATCCGAACCTTTTAAACCGTTCTGTGCAAATAAGGCTAATGCTGTTGTTGTATCTTTAAAACTAAGTCCCACACCAGCTGCAACCGCTGAAACCATTGATAACCCAAACTTCATTTCTCCAACACTAGTTGCTGAAGCATTTGCTGCACCAGCTAATAGATCAGCTGCTTGTGCTACTGATAAGTTATCATCCTTAAATGCATTTAAAGCTGTAGAAGCAATTTCTGCTGCATCCCCCAATTCTAATTCCCCAGCTGTCGCTAAGTTCAAGGCACCCTCTAAACCGCCGTTAATAATGTCAGTTAGGCTTACCCCTGCTTTAATTAGCTCTTCAATACCTTGCCCTGCTTCCACAGATGAATATTTTGTTTTTTCTCCCATCTGTACTGCAAGTTCGCTAATTTTCTTCATTTCATCGCCAGCTGCACCAGAAACTGCTTGAATATCAGCCATCTTCTGCTCGAAATTCATAGATTCCTTTACAGCCATCGCAAGTCCAGCACCAATAACCCCAGTCATGGCTGCAAAGGTAGTACCGACCTGTCCGCCTACATCTTGCATTTTATTTCCTGTATCGCGCATCCGTTCTCCAGTACGATGAAGACGATTTTGTTGCTCGGCTAATTCACGGTTTGTTTCTCTTATTTCATTTTGAATTCGCTCTTGAGCTGTTTCAGCACGATTCATAGCAATCGTATTGTTATCGATTTGCGTATTTAATCGTTGAAGCGCTTGGCCGTTAGATGTGTATTCAGCTTGAAGTTGTTTTAATTCTTGCTTTAATTGTTTTGCTTCTTGCGAATTACGTCCGAAATTCTGGACAGCCTGGTTATACTGTGTTTCAAGACGTTCCATTGATGCTGCCAATGTTAAATTTGAAGCTTGTAACTGTTCTTGCTTTTGCCTTGCTTGTTCAATCTTTTGACGGTAATGCTCTACCTTTTGACCTTGTAATGTGAATTTTTCATTCAAATGAGTTAATTTATTTTGTAACTGCTCAACAGAATTACCAAGCAATCTAGCCCTTTCACTTGTTAAATTAAACTCTGAATCTAGCAACCGCAATCCACGATTAATTCCTGCTACTCCATTTTCAAAACGTTGGGTATCCAATGTGACTCGTGCGCCAATTTCCATGTCTCCAGCCATTTATCTCACCTACCTTTACAACCAATCTGGTGCTTGATTTGCTGTTCGGACTACATTTTTATCTTCTTGCTTTTTCTTATAAGCTAACGTTTTAAAGAAAAGTACTAGATCCATCTGATTAATATCCGTTTGGGACATACCAGAATCTTGTAACATGCTATATATCCCCAACATCATTTCTGTTGGTTTGAATGGTTCTTTCTGTTTCTCTGTCTCTTTTTTTTTGCCGGATTTGTCTTTGAGTCAATAGCATTAATAACTGCCACAGCCTCAGCAATACGACCTACAATCGCTAAACAAATTGCATAGATAGTTGATGTTAAAAACCAAATGTGTACTCCTTCAAGAAACTCTTCCACTGTAAATCGATTTCCAAACACTTTAACAACAAAATGAGTAGCTTCTTTTAGTACATCAAAGTGAACATTCTCAACACTCAATTTCTCTGTCCATTCAGCTGCTTCAAAACCGTCAGTAGATGAAATGTATGTTGGTAAAAAGAAAGTTTTTTTACCAGTGGGTAGATTTAAAACCAATTTAAACGATTCTGTCTTTTGATTTTCTTGCATAATTGAATCTCCCTTCATAAATAAAGAGCACAGCATTGAGCTGTACCCTTTTTATAATTTTATTTGCTAAGTGATGGTGCCGTTTCTGTTGGTGGTGTTGGAACTGTTTTAAACCAGTTCGATGCAACAGTTGCATCGTATCCTGTTTCTTCTTCATCTAAACGATGTCTCCAGTTTCCATCTGAACGTTGGATCGCTTTGCATTTAATTTTAGCTGATTGGAAAGTCGGTTTGTCTTCTGCTGTCTTATGTTCATCTTCAGGAATTTCAAACTTCGTTTTGTAGTAGCAATAAAAACGATTTTTCCCATTATCTTTTGGTAAACGATATAATAACGCTACATATGGAGCAACATCATTTACATTATCAATTACCTGACCTTTAATTAGCTTCTTCCCTAATAATTCAGCGTAAGTAGATAATGAAATATCCGCTGTTTCTAGTTCGATTTCCACACCACCAAAGGCGCTTGCTGTTGCTAGTGGACCTCCTTCTGCGTAGAACGTTACGGATTCATTTTTAGGTGAAGCCTTGCCACTTACTGCATCTCCAATCTTCTTAGGTGCTGCATACGTAAACTTACCATCTGGTGTTTCTGTCAAAATCGCATAATGTAAATCTCTAAAATCGACTGCAATTGCCATATTTGTTTTCCTCCTAAATTTTTAATTCTGTACGAAATCTCATACCATAATGATAGATTTTCGTATCGGGTTCATATAAATTTGCTGTTGTAATACGCTGAAATCCTATATTTTTCATAGAAGTGTTTACTGCTTCTTTTAAATCACCCTTAACAGGGCTAAAAGACCAAATGTCCACTTGAAATAAAATAGTGCTAGTAGATTCCGCACCCTCCGCGTATCTCCTAGCACTATTATCTAACTCAGAATAAGTAATCCATGTTTTTCCGTTATCGTCACCACGAATCATATTGTAGATATATTCTCCACCAATTTTTTCTACAATAAAAGGCGTTGTAAGTGCACGTAACACATCTCTTTCTAAGAATCTCATACGATATGCAATGCCGTTGCAAAGACATTTCGCATCTCATGAACTGCCTTTACTTCTGTGTGAGTTACTGTCTTCTCAATAAAGCCTTTATGTGGTGGATGTGGCATTTTACTTGTTCCCCAGTTTTGGAATTTCATATAAAAGTGTGGGGAATTATCATCTCTTTCCCACCCCACACTAATTGATTTGACTCCATTTCGAGTTTTTATTTTTCCGACAAGCACCTCGTCCTTTGCATGTTTACCTGTTCTCCATGATTCTTTTGGTGAAGGTGGCTTTGGATGTGCACTTACTGGGCTTTCTACCTCTAAAGCATCCCTTACTACCTCAGCACCTTTCTTTAATGCTGAGTTTTCAATTGTTTTTACACTTCTTCCTAAAGCTTCAAAACGCTGAATTGCTTCTTGTATTCCAAAGGTTGTTACTTCTGCCATATAGATCGCTCCTCGCACACCAAACATGTCTCTTGATGTTGTTCATCAACATCTACAACAGCTTTTATTTCAAAGAGTCGGTCATCATATAAGACTCGCATTTTCGAATCAATTCCTTTACGAAATCGCATAAAAAAGTTCACTGTACGTACGGCATTTTCAGTATTTCCAGCGAATATTTCATAGTTAAATCCCTTTCCGAATGGTGTTTTTGCTCTTGCCCAAACAGTGACAACATCTTTCCATTCTGGTGGAATTGGATTCCCTTCTTCATCTTTTTTATTTGTAATTTCCTTTTGAATTGTTATTCGCTTATTTAATTTACTTGGATTCATGATTATCACCGTTATTATAGTCCCTTAATTGTAATATGGTAGTTTCTAATGACTGTTTTAACGCAGGGACATTTAATGATTTATCTTGATTCTCATAGTTTAATAAAACATGTGTAATTACTGCTATTTTGTAAAGGGCCTTTTCACTTTCAGGAACACCAGAACCTAGTAAAGCTTCTTTTGCTCCATCGATTAGAAGTTGGATAACTGTATCCTCTTCATTCCCATCAATTTTTAATTTTCCTTTTATAAGCTCCAGCATACTATCACCTACGATCCTGAAGCATTTGTTTTCACTGATAATTCAACGCTTAACGTTGAACTTAATCCGTTATTCCCAACAGCTTTTACTTGATAAGAATATGTTGTATCACCTGTTAATCCTGTATCTTTATAGGTTGTTGCTACTGACGTTCCTACTTGTTTGCCATTACGTAATATTTGATATTCTCTAATGCCCCCATCATACACAACAGGAGACCAACTAATGTTGGCCGTCGTTACTGTTGTAGAATCAACTTTTAATCCTGTTGGAGTTTGGGGTGGATTAGGGTGTAGTCTGCACTTCCGCAATACGGAATGCGGATTTCAGTTTGATTTTATGGTCAAACCAAGCTGTTAACACAAATAGTTCAATGCCCGTTTTCACATCTTTATCGCGATCATAAATCATATTTGGATCATAGTTGAAGTGGGAATATCGAAAATCACCCACAATAGGATTCACTGCTGAATCACAGAACTTAACTGGTTTTCCTAAAACTTGTTCTGGTTGAGCGTTATATAAAGTTGCACTGCCATTAGCAAGCGTTTCAATTATGTCTAAATAATCTGCGTAGCGCATTTTAATAGTTGCATTTGCACGGAAGTCCTCATGTAAATCTGCAACTGCTGACTTAATAGCTTTATATAAAGTTGCACCTTTAACAGCTTTAATGCCAGCTTTATAGAATGACATAGACTCTTCCCCAGATTTAGGTGTTGTAGCGAATACCACTTTCTTCTCTTTTGCTGCTAAACCACTTTCTAACGCCCGATCTACAGTTTGCACCAAGTTTGTATCTGTTGCTGCTAAAACAGTTTCTGAAATAGGTACAAACACCTTGAATTTATTACGTCCGAAGGTTACAACATCACCTTCCGCTTTTAATTCCTTTGCTGTTTCTGTATCAGCAATAAAATCATCATCATCTAATGTAAATGTAACTTTAGGAATTTCAAGATTCGTTACACTTGTAAATGTAGATACTTCCCTTAATGGATTTTTAACGAATGGTTCATGTAATAATTCATTCGTCATTGTGCTTGGGAGAATTTTTTCTCCACCTGTTGAGTTCTTATCACCAAGAGCTGCTCGTGCTTCTTGCGATAAAGTACCACCGCGAATTGTAGCGCGAACTAACTCTGCTTTCGCTGCAATTACCTTTTGCTTTGGATCTTCAATAGATTGTAAACCAGTTTGAGTTTGAAATTGTGCTTTTTGTTCAGCTTCCATCGTGTCATGTTGTTCTTTAATTACATTGAAGCGCATTTGAAGATCTTTCTTAGATTGTTGTAACGTTTGTAGACTTTCCATGGTTGCGGATGGATCAATTGCCTTCTGAGAAAGTTCACTCTCTACTTTTTGGAGCTGTTGACCAATAGTAGATAAATTTTGTTTTAATTCAAATAATGTATTTTTTGAAAAGTATTGAAAGTTACCAAGGGATAATCGAAATTTATTTTTCATTTTCATGAATGAATTCCTCCTAAAATTGTTTTTATATAGTCCGCATTAGCTTTCGCTTCTTCGGCAATTTTTTGTCGTTCTAACATTTCGTTTGATGATATGTTAGCTTGTGCATTAACTAATTGTTGTGGAATATTTTTGTATTCCTTCATCCACTTTTCATCTAGACATGCTGCTGCATTATTTGCTGAGATAATTTCATCACAAAGCCCATACCCCATTGCTTCTTCAGCTGATAACCATGTCTCTGCATCTAGTAATTGTTTTAATGTATCTTCATCTAACTTTTCACCAGCACGGGTTAGATAGTGTTGTACCATCGATTGGTTAATACGTTCAATATCATCCGCTGCTTTACGCAACTGATCGGCATTTCCTGATGCATATGTCCATGCATTGTGTATCATCATCATTGAATTAGCATACATAATAATTTTGTCTGAAATCATTGGTAATACTGACGCACATGAAGCGCCTATTCCATCAATATAAGAGATAACCTTCGCCTGATGCCTTTGTAACATTGCGATAATAGCCATCGTTTCAAAGACAGATCCACCTGGACTATTGATGTAAAGGTTAATCGTTTCAATATCGTCACCTAATTCATCAAGTTCATTTTTGAACGTAATAGAAGATACTTCTCCATACTCTTCCCATGCATACTTTGTAATTTCTCCATAAATAAAAACATCAGCCGTTTTACCATTGGCGGATGCTTTCATTTGAAAAAACTTATTCTGTTTGTTCTTTGCCACCGTTTTTCACCCCCTTCCGTTGAGTTGGGTCCATATCAATCGGATATAAATCACCACTTACCCAAAGTTTTGAAGCATTACCACCCACAGGCGGTTCATCTTCTTTTTGACGAACATCATCTTGTGATAACCATCCACTCCTAATTGCGGCTTGGTAATAAGCTGTTCTTGAAGCTGTATCACCTCTTAACAGCCCTCCAAGGTTGAATTTAAAGTAATGGCCTTCTTGCCGTTCTCTTTTATTCAGCAACTTACGATTCATTTCTTGCTCATACTGACGAACAATAGGAGTCAAAGTCATTTGAACAAACTGAATCATCAACTGTTCATTACTACTATAACTTTGCCCTTCCGTGTCATTTAAAAATGTAACCGGAACATTAAAAACGTTAGCAACCCGTGAACGTGTAATTCGTTCTGATGCTAACGTATCTGAAGCGAAATATTTCCGCTCCATTTCATCTATATTCACACCTGGTTCCCTGAATAAAATACCACCATTTTCTTTGTAAAAACGTCTAAAATCATCAATAATTCTTTGTCTCTTATCACTATCCACGTTCGCGTCATAATCCAAAATGAAGCTATCCTTCTTTTGCATTTCTGACAAACTAAATTCTTGTACTGCCTTATCATATTCAAGAGTATTTCGCAAAACATCAATTGGGCAAATACCTTTCCATCTTGAAATACCTGTGATGTGTTTGACATGAAACATATTCATATTGTGGATGTAATACGTGCCTTCAATACCACGTACCTCATACCATAAATTATTATCATCCGTGTTTAAAAAAGGCGTTACATAAGCAGATTCAATAGGAATTAATGATTCCACCTGAAATCGAAAATCACGGATGATAGCTGCATATCCATTTCCAGTTTCATTTCTTGAAACTTCAATTTTATTTATCCATTCAAATCCGGTCATGTTAGGATTAGGTTCATTCATCACAACATCAGACACTTGATTAACAACAGTATCATAATCCTTATAAAGCTTTAATGGCAAAGATGCTACCGTATTAGATAATCTGCTAATCACACTAAAAATCGTCTCATTTGTAGCTAACTTCGCATTATCAATGCCCCAAAACTTCCTTCCAAACCATGAAGTGAAGTCATACCCAGTACCTTTCCATCCCAATGAAGCTCCTTTAATTGCTCCTTTAATACGATTAATCAGCTTCAATTTCTCACCGCCTTTCTATTTAAAAAGATCGTTAACTGATATAAATTCAATATTTCCATCACCTTGTAATTGAGATAACATAGGGATTACTTCCGTATGAGCGTTTAAAAATGCTGCAAAGCCATCAATCTTTCGATATTTACTCTGTTTAGACGGTAAAAAATTCCCGTTTCTGTCTTCCACAAGCTTTACATTGTTCATATACCAACGGAAAAGGCGGTTTTTATTACTAATTATTTTTCCATCCAACAACAATTCTTTTACATCCTTTAATGCTGGGCTTAAAGTTAAATGCCCTTGTCGAACTGGTTCAGTTTTAAATCCATATGCTTTCAAATCTTCATTTAAACGGTAAGCATTGGCTGGATCATAAGTGATTTTCTTGATAAAATATTGTTCAGATTGCTCGACAAACCAATCATACACATACTCATATTTCACATACTCACCAGGGATAATAGTGAGCCAACCTTTGTCTTTAAACTCTTTAAAGCTAATATTTTCGTTATCACAATCTACTTTAGCTTGGGGAACCCAACTATGAGATAGTACAAAAACACTTCCATCATCTAAAGGAAATTCTAAACAAGCACTTGTAAAATCTTCTGTTGCGGATAAATCATAACCTGCAACACATTCTTTACCAGCTAATCCCTTTATATCAATAACTTCTTCATTTCTTTTCAGTATTTCAATACCAACGAAGGACATTTCATCATTATCAACAAAGATGTTAAATTGTTTTGTAATCCAGTCATTCTTTTCAGCATCTGTATGCTTGTCTGTATTCCAATCGTCAATAAGCGATGGAAGATCTAGCGAAACTCCCATATTAGGATTTGCTTTAATCCATAGTTCAGGATTCTCAATTTCATCCACACTATCCATTTCTGCCATGAAATAAAACTTTCTATCTTGGTCGATAACTCCTTCCAAAACATCAGTTGCAATTTCATAGTATTGAACAAGTGGTCCTTCAAGCTGATATCCTGCTGTAGTGATGTAAACAATCATTGGTTGTTTACGTGCACCACGCGACTTTTTAATTACATTAATTAACTTAAAGTTTTTAAATTCATGTATTTCATCAAAAATACCAAGGTGTGTATTTAACCCGTCTAACTTCTTACTGTCGGACGCACGAGGTTCAATTTTCGAGTGAGTTTTATCATGGAAAATCCCTTTTTGATTTTCGCGTAAATGCTTACGAAGAAACGGTGACTTTTGAACCATTGCACGACTTTCATCAAACAGCTCTCCAGCTTGTTGTTTTGTATTTGCCAAAACATAAACACGAGCACCTGGTTCATTATCTTTAGCAACAGCATAATTGGACAAACCAGAAATCATGGTAGTTTTTCCGTTTTTACGTCCAATAAAAATAAGGCCCTCACGAAAGCGCCTATAACCTGTATCTTTATGAATCCACCCATACAAGGAACCTATAACAAAGTGCTGCCACGGTTGAAGTACTAACCTTTTATAGTCACCTTTTGATGGGCGACAAAACTTTTCAATGTATCGTATAGGTCGATGTGCTTTTTCTTCATCAAATATCCAAGGGAACTCCTCAGTACCCTGTCTCTTCAAATCATTTAGGTGACGTTGACAAGATAAGATATTTTTTTTACTGGCTTTTATGTTTCCCTTCACAACTTGTTCTGCATACCAAGTTGTTCTTAATTCAGGAGATGGATCTACTAAAATATAAAAATGCTGTATCTGTTCATTTCGCCAATTTTTATACCACTTGGCTATTTCAGATGGCTTAGAAGTCGTCGAAATCATCATCAGAATCTCCAGTTAGTTCTTCCTGAAGTTTTTTACGGCTTGCTCCAGTCAATCCTAGCTCCCCTAGATATTGGCGAATCTGTTGTAAATACTTAGGTATCTCTGGTATCAAAGTGTGCTTAGTTAGATTTGTAGCGCCAGCTTTATTTGTATACTCCATTGTCAGGCCTTCTTTTTTAACATTGGCTGCCATCTCCCTAAACATTTGATAACTGAAAGCAATCGCTTCAACTACAATTGGATCATTGATATCAGCTTTCCCTTCACCTTCTAAAACAGACCAAATACGAATCCAAGTATCTTTTCCTACTTTTTTTAAATGCGTAGGTGGTTTTCTCTCAATCAATCCTTTATCCACGATATCACCTCACTTACATTTTATGGATAAAAAGTAGCTGTTCGAATATAAAAAGCTCTTATTTTCAGGCTTTACCCCCCTTTAGAAACATCACTTGCGCTACCCACGAAGGAGGCGTCCGGTCTGGGGGAAACAGCCCTGAACAATAAAAGGCGGGGGGCTATATGAATTCTTTGTTCGCTTTTACTTTTACGAACTGAATCTTTCTTTTATTTTCCTTTTTCCCTCCACCCTTTTCAGGATGTTCTTTGTTGTGACATGCATTACATAAACTAATTAAATTTTCTAATGTTAATGCAAGTTCAGGATATTCACTTCTTTCTTTGATATGATGGACCATATCAGCAGGTACTGGTATCAATGGATCATGCTTCATACACTCTTGGCAACGGTAGCTATCTCGTATCAATGCTAGCTCTCTACACCTTCGCCACGCTGTGCTATCATAGAACTTCTTCGCTTCTTTATCCCGTTTGTATTTATCGTAGAACTTTCGTTGTTGCTTGGTGTTATATTCATTCACTATCCTTTACCTCAATCGTACCTGTATCAATCCGCTTCTCTCGGTGTTGAATATCAAGGCATTTCTCACAGTAGAAAGTAGCCGATACATCTATACCATAACGATTATCATCCGAGTAGAAAGAAGTAGTCTCGCTATCTAGTACTTGGTACTTATGCTCACACATCTACCTCACCTCATTTAAAAGAATATTCCGATTATATATTTACAAATAAATACAAGTTGTTATAATGAAATTAACATTGCCATCAGGAAAAGTGATTCGCACCCCAAAGCGAGTTGCTTTTCCTTTTTTTATGGCTATTTTTCTAAGAATTCATCTACCGCTTTACCAAGCAAACTAATCATTGCTTCTCTCTTTTCCTTTGGTGTTGTGTTATCTTGCATTTCATTAAAAATAGGAAGTACACTTTCTAATTTCTGTTTATCAATACGCTCATTCACAAGTTCCTGTCCTAACATTGAAATGAAAGTGCCAATTGCAACCGCTTGTTCTTGTTTACTTAGTTTCATTTATTACACTTCCTTCGCTTTCATTAATCTTTTTAACTACTTCAGATTGTTTAATTATCAGTTGAACATCAGTTGTATCAACCTTCGTTTTAACTACTTCTGATAACATAGATACAGTTGTCTTTAAGCCCTCAATTGATTGTTCTAATTCAGAGACTCTTTTATCAACATAATGTTTATCCATCTTTCATCCTCCTCTAATCGAGTAGAGGGAGAATAAAATAATTTATTCTCGCCCCTCTCACACCACCGTACATACGGTTCCGTATACGGCGGTTCAGTTTATATTACAGTGTGAACTTTTAGATAGCGTTCTAGAGAAGAAGGGACTCCCCTCTTCTTTAGTCTTTGATTTGAGATTGCTCTTTGAACAACTTTCGATAATCCTATATATCGGTAGCCCTTTCGACAGAAGGTTAATCCTTTTGCTTCTTCCTCCGGAATCCCTAATTGAACAAGTGATTTGATTTGTTTCTTCGGTACTTTCCATTGCTTCCAGATGATCACTCTAATTCTGGAGCGGAGCTTCTTATCTACTTGCTTCATAACGCCTTTCATATTTGCACTCCTGAAGTAATTTACCCATCCAAATATAACTTGTTTTAGTTTCAATATTCGATAGTCTAACGGTACACTCCAGTTTCGCTTTGTCAGTTGTCGAAGCTTTCTTTGAAATTTCTGTACTGAGATTAGGTGTGGCTTCGTTTGGTATCTTTTATCCTTAGGGTTGTAATAATATCCAAACCCTAAGAATTTTAAATCTTCTGGTCGAGAGATTTTACTCTTTTCTGTATTAACTATCAAACCTAAGTTCTTTTCTATGAATCTCACGATTGATTTCATCACTCTGCTCGCTGCTTTCTCGCTCTTCACAAAGATAAGAGCATCGTCGGCGTATCTCACGAATCGGAGTTCTCTACTTTCAAGTTCCTTATCCAGTTCGTTCAGCATAATATTGCTCAAGAGAGGGCTGAGATTGCCTCCTTGCGGAGTTCCGACTGATGTTTCTTCATATGTTCCATCCACCATAACCCCACTGACTAAGTACTTTCTTATGAGAGAAATGACATCTCCATCGCTTATTGTGTTAGATATAATTCGCATCAATTTATCGTGGTGGACTGTATCAAAGAATCTTTCCAAGTCGATATCCACTACCCAATCATATCCGTCATTTAGAAACCCCAGGCTTTTAACAATTGCCATCTCACAACTTCTTTTTGGTCTAAAGCCATAGCTGAATTCACTGAACTGCTTTTCAAATATCGGACTGAGTATTTGATGAATGGCTTGTTGAACGACTCTATCCACTACTGTTGGTATTCCCAGCTTGCGCATCTTGCCATTCTCTTTTGGGATTTCCACTCTTAAGGCAGCTTGTGGTTGGTATTTTCTTGTTCTAATGCGCTGACGTAGCTCGTCCTTGTTTTCTTTCAGATATTGCTTTAGTTCGTCGACTGTTACGCCATCAACTCCACTAGCACCTTTATTTTTATAAACGCGTAAGTAGGCTTCATTCATATTTTGATTACTTAATATTGTTTCTAAAAGTTCCACACTCGTTTCTCCCTTCCCCTCACGTAATAAGTAATACCTCTATTTTGGTTATCCTTTGAGATACGCTCATACTTTCACCATTAACACATTCAGAGTACGTCACTTACGCATTCGTGGCGTTGAAACACTATAAGCTGTTCGGCCCTTCATGAATTTATTTCACTACTATGGCTTCGGCTGACTTCTCGCGGCTAACCATTTTCGACTGTACTGTTCGTACATCCGCAAGATCTCCCAGGGTAAGACCACTATCTTTCCTCTTTTACTCGCCTGATTTACTCTACAAAGTTACGCACATCTTTTGGATTTTAACTTGTCTTGGAGTCTCATCCCTTTATAGAGCCTTCGTATCAGATTTCTGTTCGTCGAGCCAAGATTTTATTCCACGCTTCCTCCAGCCCTTACCTCACGGTAAGTACCTTGCGCTTCCTTAGTGGTTGGTCGATGCGTACCCCCACAGTGGACTTTCACCACCTAGATAGTTGCCATGCCTGGCACACAAATAAAAAGCACCCGTATGGATGCTTTGAAATAGGTTATTAATTTGTACTCTAATTCCGGTATGTGAAGTTTTATTCTTATTCCAATTACCTAATGATGAACCGCTGATATGTATCAACAATATTAAGTAACTGGAAGAAGAGCAAAAGCTCTCCCTAATAACGGTATCATTCAATCGTTACCATCTGCTGGTTTCGGATTTTATGTGCCATCATTATGAAACCGTTTAGACAACATATAGTTTACAAAGGAATTTATGAGTTGTGTTTTCCGCCACTTCTCACAATACAAATATAGCATGTCAAAATCCAAAAAGAGTCCGTAAATAGTTCGCAAATAGTTCGCGTTTCTTACTATTTTGTTTTCTTCTGCTCCAGCTTCATCTGCTCCTTAATTTTTATCGTTATTAAATCTTCGAATCGAATCATTTCATCATAGATCACCACATCAAATCTCAGTCCTTCTAGCTTATTATCTTTTTTTTGCATCATTTTTCAGCCTCTTTTCATATAGTTTTGATTAGTTATGGCCTTTTATTATCTAAAATGAATTCACTATAAACCATAGAGTGTTAAATTGACCTATCCCGTTTTTCCCTAGAGTAACAAGGCTTTTCTTTAATTCTTCAAAATGAATTTGACACTTTTCTTTTGTAGCTAATTCAAAAAAGACCTAAAAAAATATAAGTCTCTAGATTTTAAATTTCTTTTGATAATCATTTAGTGTATCTTGTTCTATCCCAATGTATCTTAATGTTTCTTTTTGATCTGTATGGTTAAGCATTTGTTGTAACACTGCTACATCTTTAAACTGCTTGTAGTGATGGTATCCATATGTTTTTCGAAGAGAATGCGTCCCAATACGTTCTAAACCAAACTCTTTTGCTGCTTGGTTTAATATGACGTAGGCCATAGATCGAGTGATTGGCTTATTCTTACCATTCCTACTCTTAATAAGAAATTCATTTTTCGGTCGCCCCTTCGCATACTCACGGATTGCCTTCTTTAATTCTGGAGGCATCTTCACTTCCTTTACCTTCTTTGTTTTCTTTTCGCGAATAAAGATACTCCAACCCTCCACATCACGAATACGAAGACGTAATATATCTGATATGCGTAATCCTGTATTAATACCAAGAAGGAACAGAATGTAGTTTCTTTCATTCTGCTCCTTGAAAAACTCTTTCATTTCCTGAATTGCTTCCCTATCTCTAATGGGCTGAACAAGATTCATACATTCTTCACCCCTTCCTTACGTTTGGCTTTCTTCTTGTATACTTCCACTTTTAAATTAAACGCTAAACGTAGTAACGCTGAACCTTTCAACTTATAATACTTTGTTTTTCCTACGCCTAATTCAAGCCAAATATTTAAGTCTGATTCAATTTCTTCTTCCATATAACTTTTAAAAATAATATATCTTTCATCAGGTTTTAGCGTATTCACAGCTTGATGTACCCAATCCATGTATTCTTTTCTTTGCTGCTCTAATTCAATTCGTTCAATAGCAATATCTTCAGTAGAACTATGAAACTGATTTGTAAATGTCGGAGGAACCTCTAAAAACATTGTCGTTACTTTCGGCATTAAATTACTTGGTAATGTGTTCAAATACTCACGATAACTCTCCAGTACTTCTTCTACCGCTTTCTTTGTTTTCTTCGTATCTACAACTGGCATATTAAAAAATAACTGTTCTCTCATTTTGAGTTCCTCCTTAATTGATTTTACTTTTGTCTTAGTGCTCCACGTCTACGCTCATAGCGTGGTCCACGAATTCCCATTAAATCTTCAATGTCACGAGTACTTAATTTTTCTTTTCGTTTTTTCTTCTTTTTCTTCTTTGCTTGATTCGATTGCTTTTTCCATTCGCGTAACTGATCCTTTAACCCCTTCATTTCCCCATCTCCCTTTTCAAAATAAAAAGGACACCCATTCCTAAAACAGCTTTAATTGCTGCTTTAATGAATTGGTGTCCTCTAGTTTTCTAGCCGGACTATATTCTGTTTGCATTCACTTTAAAATACCAGATCGTACAAAGATGTTTCTCCAAGCTCTATAAACTTGATACTTCTCCACTTCTTTTGTGCGACGAGCAATAGCTTTTCTAATTTTTCTTTTCTTCAAAGCTTTCATTCTCCCAACCTCGCTTTCTATCGGATATATCCGCTTCCGCCTTCAATTACTTTATTGCCGATATGAATAAAACACTTCTCAAATGTTTTTGCTGGCGTAAGACTGACTTTAAATCCATCTATTTCTTTAATTTTTTTGACTCTCATATTAATCCCATGCCCTTCTCTTTTATGCGCTTCTTTCACTGCTTGATCTAAATTCTCTCGTACAATAAAATATTTTTTCCAATCAGTTCGAACCATAAATAATTCCACCAACCTGACCTCTCTTTCTATTCAAAGGATTATTTTGTTCAGTTTTGATTCCCACACCAACAATCATCTTCAACTTTGTCGCATAACGGACAAACTTCGATTTCCATTACCGTATAATCACTTAATGAATTTTCTTCAATGTACTTCTCGGCACTTTCTCTTGTAAGCGCAAATTTAGTTTCCTCCAAGAATGGAGTCTCATCATTTATTTCTGTTGGATCATAAAAGATATCTTCTTTGTATTTATGAGCTAGCACGTAATATGTTATTGTCATTTCTCTTCCTCCCCTGAATAAAACTCAATATTCCGTCAATACTGTAGATGACACGGTAATCTTTTCTCCTTGTTCCCCCTTGGAGATGAGCAGTTAGCTTTTGCTAGCTGCTCTTTTTAATATCAGCTTTTCCCTTGCATTCTTCGCAATAAACCATATCGCCAATGACAATTGCAGTTTCTTCGTATTGTGGCGTTCCGCATCTGCATTCCCACCACCAGCCATTCTCTAAATAAGCTTGTTTTGGAATTAAATGTTCATGTTTATATTGATCTGCCCATTTAGCTCTTCTTACTTCTACATCAACGAAATCAATACCGAATTCACACTTCCCATAATTTCTAGCTTGTCCTGCTGTCTCAGCAAATGCTATTCGTGAATACTCACCATCGCTTACTTGATATGCTTTCATATCCATTCCCCTTTTCTACAAAATGAAGTTTTTGTTTGAATTACCCTTGATATTTTTTAAATAACTCGGCCATTGTCATATTGTTGTATTTTGCTAAATCTTTAGCTACCGCACATACATTTGTGAAAGCTGTGCACCCCATTTCAATTTCAAAGTATTCTAATAAATCCACATGCCAGTCATTCCGATACGTCTCTTCACCAACTTCTATCAGTTCCACCCAGCATGCTAATTCTTTATGTTTTACAGTCGCCTTATCAGTCGGTATAGGTTGATTACTTCCTTTACACCAACGCCATCCGCCATTTTGCCAATGTTCATCATTATCATCTTCGTTCATGCATAGGACACTAAGTTTCTCAAATTCTTTATCGGTCAATTCATATACTTGATAATGCGTTTCTTCATTTCCGTATGTTCTCGTAGCATTAACCCCTAATCTTTTTAAATCTTCATTTATGAATCCTTGCACTAAGATCTCTTCCATTTTCATTCTCCTTTTCTAATAAAATAGCGTTTTCATAAAAAATTTTTCACCTTTTAATCAGACAAGCATATATTATTGTGTAGGGCACTCCAGTCCATACGTTCAAACCTTTTAGGCTAAAAGCACACTTATATGTGTGCTTTTTTTATTTACTTTCAAATAAAGTTTTCGTCTTAGTTCTCCCAAGGCGCTCTATTCATTTATTGTTGGTTTCGAAAAATACTTTTCACCTTTTAACTGGACAAGCATATGTTATTGTATGGAGAAACTCTCCACTCATTGAAATCTACCTTTCTTGTCCAAGAGCACAATATATATGTGCTCTTTTTTCAGTATTTCTTTGTCACTCTACAAGAAAAAATACATACGATATATTAAGCTGACAAATTGGACATTGTGAGCTATCATCTCATTGAAAGAGCATGCACTTTGTATGCTCTTTATTCATTGCAAAATAAAAATTTGGTCTTACTTTAATAGATCCGTACCTACATTTTTTCTCTGTGCTGATTTAAGATAGTCTCTAATGCAATTGTTGTTCCCTCATTCGCAATCCATTGACCACGATAGTAACCTGATAAACCTAAATCTCCAGCATCATACGCTTTGTCAGATTCCTTTCTGTTTTCTAGCGCCGATTGTTGCAATTGATTTATATATTCCTTGATTACTTCCTTCATTATTTCCAGCTCCTTTTTTAATTCCTTCAGTTTCTCACAATCGATTTCTCGAATCGTACTGAGGCATTTTTTCCAGTTCTAATTACTGGTGTTGTTACAGCCTTTTCTATATCCCACTTTCTAGTGATTACTCTTGTCATAAACGTGCTATAGCCAATTCCATTGGGCTTAGCTCGTTCTAACCACACTTTTCCCAAACCTTTTCTTTTTATAGCTGGTTTCGTAGAGGCCTCTTGATATCCCCAACCACTATTTAATCTACTGTAAAATGTAGCTGCGTTTATGCCATTCGCCTCAGCGATTCTACGCCATTTCGTGTGCACTCCCTCAAACTTGTTATGTCTTACGCTTCCTGGCGGTGCTGTTAATGCTTCTTCTAAATCCCATTCCGCTTCATAAACACGATAATGTAGCGTCTTTCTACTAATTCCATTAGATAAAGCTCTTGCATATTCTTCATCGGTTAACCAACGATTTCAAGCCGCCATCATTCTCCCTCCTAATCAAGTGCCAAAAATTGCGCCCTAGTACGATTCGAATAAGTTATCCTAATCTTCTGAATTCCCTTACCATGTTCTTCTAACGTTGCATTCCAAGCTTCAGCTTCACTCCTAGCATCAAAGCAATCCATCTTTTGCCGTTCTTCTTTATCGTAGAAGTGCACTTCAAAACTTGGATTTAAAAACTTCTCACTGGTGCTTATAGCGTTGTAGTAGAAACTCCCTATCACATCATCAATCGTTAATTGCCTCATAATCGCATCCCCAGTTATTTAATTTTTTCTGTATACGTGGTTGATACGCGATCAACCTGCCCACTTTGCCACGTAATGATTTGTTCACCAAACCCTGTTGCTGGAGGATTCAGCGGAGTAACCTCACCATTTTTAACTACATAAATTTTATTATCATTAACATCGATTTCAACTTTCGTAAGCTTCATACGACTGAAATCCCCCTTTTCTAGTTAACTTACTTTTTGTTGTTGACTCCATTGCAACTCTTGTTTCATTGATTCAAATTTGATTAACCATGCTTTCCAACGCTTATCGTTTTCTTCCTGCTGTTGCTTTGCGACGTCACAATTACACCCTTCCGTTAGAGTTACACTTGGATAAATTTCTTTACGAATAATTCCTGTATTACAGCATAATGCACACATGTTTATCCCTCCTTAGAAACCAATATCTAAATTTAAAATTCTTTTATCTGTCGTTGTTTTAAACATGATTGTTTCATCTTTTGATACTCCATTTAACAACCTACTCGCTAGTTTTGGGTCATACTTTTGAAAAAGCTGTCTGCTTGCTAAATTTGATGTAGTAATCGTTGTTTTATTTGCTCCTTGCCGTCCATTAGCAACACCATAAAGTATTTTATGAACAAAATCGCTAGCTTCTCCGTTTCTATTCATAGAACCACTTTCAGCCCCTAAATCATCAATAACTAGAAAATCCGCTTCGACCATCAAGCTAATACAGTAATCCATCGTGTACTTCGACTCTTTATTCCGAAATGAGTCTTGTATTAAACGAATTAATTTTTCTATCTCAACAAATAAACAACTTTTCATTTCCTTAAATGCGTATTCATCATTAAGAGCTTCACCATCAGAGATTGTCCAATAATGTCTTACTAGTTCATATAACATTGCATAAGCTAAATGGCTTTTTCCTACACCTTGAATCCCCGCAATATAAACATTTAGGGTTTCACCTTTTTTGATACGCTCCAAAATCGCTATAGCTTTTTTCTTATTTGCTGTAGTTTCTGGACAATCCGTTTCATATGATTCTAGCCTTGATTCTGTAATTGACTGATTTTCGATAACACTATGTTTAAAAAGAAGATTCTTCTGCCGTTCTCTATTGATCTTCTTGTAGTAATTGTTTGCTTGCTGGAATAGGATTGAATCCTGCTGTTCTACTTTGCATCTTGGGCAATAAATCGAACCATCATTTTTATCAATCATCATTCTCACAGGCTTTACAGTTATTTGTCCGCCTTTGCTGAATGTATGACTTTCGCAATATTCATCTGCAAAATCTAACACTGCAAGCTTTTCAAATGATTTCTGCATTTTTTGCAATTCTGTTCACCTCGTTAAAATGGCATGTTCCCCTTGAAACCTGGGATATCTATGTGATTACCGTATCGTTGTTGATGAGACTGTGGTTTACTAACTGTTTCATTCAAATAATTATCAAAATGTTTTTGAGCGAATAATGTACTTGGTCTTAAATATTGATTAAGAGGTTTCCCTTCTCTATCAAAATTCCCAAGCCATTGTGATACCTTGTTATCAATGACGGTTTTAAAGTTTTCAACTGTATAACCTTCATTCCATCTCGCTCTAATTAGTTTTTTATGACTCTCGGCTTTATGATTAAAGTTTTTATCTGCTTTTTCATTTAAATAATTTAGGATTTCTTGATAAGGGATTGATACTTTTGTATCTGATTCGTCAGAAGAAGATGTATTAATTATTTCTAACTCTTTATCTTTATCTTTATCTTCTTCTATATCTGTACCGTCACGTGACGTCATTGGAACGTCACTTTCATTCCCCTTGTTTTCTAGTGTTAATTGCTGCTGTTTCTTACGTTCACGGTATTTTTTATTCCGTTCTGCATTTAATTGTTTCACACGTTCTAGACCATCAACATTCTGGTGCTTCTCCCAATTCGAAATACAAATGTATTGATCATCTGTTATCTCAATCATTCCAAATTGTCGGAATGTTTGAAGTGCTAATCTCACTGTTGCAATTGGTCTATTGAATAGAGTTGAAAGCATTTCATCTGAGTAAGGAATGTTTTTACTAAGAAAAATATACCCACTCGCATTTGTTTTTCCGGCTTGCGCTAATAATCTAATCCATATAATTAGTAAGGTATCAGCTTCAGGCATACTTTCGATTAAACGTATTTTTTCATCCTCAAACATACTAGTTGAAAGCTTTATCCATTTAACTTCTGACACTGTAATTCCCTCCTCGTACAAACTGCCACATATGCTCGTCCACTTTTGAAAATGTGTTGTATTTCGTAATGCGGATAACCAACCTCGAAGTAATGTTCAATCATTTGTTTTAATTCATTTTTGCTTTTTGCTAAATCCCAGAACTTATTGGATAATAGCACTTGATATTCAATTAAATCCATGTACTATTTCTCTACTTTCCGTGATATACTTATAACAACTTATTTTGTCTTAAAGACCCATTACCGTGGGTCTTTTTATTTTTTTCTACATCACTCCAAGCCCATTGTTTTATCGGTTCATAAGTAATGTAAAGCAACCACGAACTGCATACAATAAACATTGCGAATACTACTAACGATGTTGTATCTTCCATTATGCTGACACCCCCTTTTCTAACCAATTAAAGAATGCATCCCTTGGAACTACTTTTTTTCGACCAATTTTAACCAAAGGAAAACCTTTTTTATCCATAATGTCGTAAGCAGTTCTTTTCGCTACTCCTAATATTTCTTCTATGTGTGTTACGTTTAACATGATGGGATAATCATTTGCACTATCATTAGTAACTGGGATATTATCTAACTTTTCTATAGCTGTTTGCCTTTCGTCTTCTTTGTTAAAACGAAGTAATTCGATGGCCTCCCAAAATTCTTCATCGTTCCATCCCTTTTGAGCTGACCATTTTGTGATTGCCAATGCTATTTGAACTGTTGATTTTTTCATCACTCTTCCTCCTCTTTTAAGAGTCGTCATTTTGACAACTTTTATCCAAAAAAATTTCTTCAATAGTTACCCCTAGACTTTTCGCTAATTTCGGAATTTTATCAGCGTTTAATTTACGCTGACCACTTTCAATATAAGAAATAGCTGAAGAACCGCTAAAACCCAGCATTTTAGCCAATTCCCCCTGAGTTATTTTCTTTTTTTTACGTATATAACGTATTCTCATGCCTATAGACAAATGTTTCACCTCCAAGTCGTCACTTTGACGATTTGTTATTTTTATTATATGTCGTCACTTTGAAGAAGTAAACATTTTTTTGTCACTTTGTTATATTTTTTTTATCATTTTGATAAAAAACAGTGTAAAGTCGTCAAAAAGTATATATACTGTAACTAACAACGATTTGAATGTAATGTAATTCACACATAGAAATTTATTTATAAGGGGGGAGAGAAATTTATGACTCTAGGAGAAAGATTGAGAACCTGCCGCGAAAAGAGTGGCTACACGCAAACATATATAACTGAAAAACTGGAAATACACCGTGGGACTCTTTCTAGTTACGAATCCGGGAGACGAAAACCTGATTATGATACTTTATCTAAACTAGCTGATATTTATAAAGTATCTGTAGATTATCTATTAGGAAGATCCACTGACAAAAGATTAACTGCTGAGCAAGATAAACAAGCAACTGTAATGGGAAGAAAAATCGAAGAACTTATCTCTAACTTATCAAAAGAAGAACAGAGAAAGGCTTGGGAACAGTTAGAAATGTATGTTCAATACCAACAAAATAAAGAACGAAAATAATAGAAGCTCTCCCAATCATTAAATAAATGGTTGGAGAAGCTTCTATTTTATTTATTTTCAGTATGTATTTTAGATAAAATCTTATTTAACTGCTCTTCTTCATTAACTGTAATACCTGATAATATCCACTTAACTGCTACTTCTCTTGCTATCTCTTTTTTCTCCATCTCGCATCCTCCGAATTCTATTCTATTTGTATTTATTAGCATGAAGATCTCCGCTTCATTAAAACATTGTGAATCCCTTAACAAATGATGTATATTTTTTAATCTACAAAAATATACAAAATCCTTAAAAATGACAAAAACGCCGCAGTCAGCGACGTTTTACTTTTTTTTCAATCTTACTTACATTGAACCAGGATCTGTTAACATCCTCGTCATCTTTTCTTGATTCTTATTAAATTCATATTGAGCTACAACTTGCACTTTCTTTTCATGATTGACATTCTTAACGTTATCTACGTCAGAATAACTAACCATTGCTAAAAAAGCAATTTGCATGAACATAATAATTAATTTCATTTCGTCAACATCCTCTCGTTTAATAAAGTTCGCTTTGCGAGATTCGCATAATGTACATGACCACACTGCTCAAACATCAGTAAAGCCTTTTTCATTCGTTGCCTATTAGAAGTCACTTTTGCAAAACTATATTCCACAAAAGGTGACCATTTCCCTTCTTCTTCCACCTGTTTATAAAGATTTAATCCTTTATTAAAATCCCCAAAAGAGCATTCATAAAATGCTTCTTCTCTAATATCAATGTTGGCAAAATCTATTTTATGTAGAGACATATTGTTTTCTATATAATAGTGTGCCAGTGTAGTTTTAAAAGCCCTATATTTTTGCATTTTTTTAGGTATATGTACTACATCTTCTAATAACCTTATCCCTTTTTCTATACAACTCTCAGCTAATCTCAAATCTTCTTTTTGGAAAAAATAAGATTCACCAATACAACAATATGCAGTTGCCTTTATAATGGGCAAATCTAATTTCGAGTCCAAAATCTTAGAACAAATTTCCCTTGAATTTTCCAACTCATCTCTAAGCAAATGTACAAATGCAATTCGCTCATAACATAACATTTGCAAACACTCTTTTATAAAACCATCCTCTAATTTATCTAAATTAACCAAAATCTTATCAGCATACGGTTTCATAGCATGAATATTAGGAACGTCATAGAGCGCTGCCATGAAAAGAGTATCAAACAAAACTTGGTACTCCATATCATCACAATAACTTGTTTCATACAATTTATCTATTAAATCTTGCCCTTTAAGTTGGTTATAATTTCTCTTATTATACAATTCATATAGTTCTAAATGCATCTCCAATTCACTTTTTTTCTCTTTTTTCACTTTATTTGCTCCTGCATTTTCTTGTAAAAGTTCTGCTGTTTTTTTGTCTTTCTTTTTTATTCGTATACTTTCTTTTTGGTTAATAATTAACTCATCCGCAGCAACAAATTCGCCAGCACATTGACAATAAACTAAACATTTTTTTGTATTTAACGGCATACGGCATTTTTTTACGAATTCAGTTATACACTCCCTTTTTTTATTTGCATCTTTATATACTTCAGCAACTAACTTTAGAAAATTTTCGAATTTCATTTCAGCAGTTTTACCTTTTACACCATTACGAATCACAGAGTAATCCACATTATTTTTTTCCGCAATGCTACGTAAACTAAGATTCATTAATTCAATGTCATTATCGATCTTCTTCATTAACTTTTCCATAGATATCTCCCTTCCCTGAAAACTAACAAAAAACCTCTATCTTCTTAACACACGCTCTGTGAGTTTATTTCCTGCCGGGTTTCTATATAACTATATTAGTCAAACGGTCAAACCGTTGATATAACAACTTTTTTAAATAGTTTCCACAACAAAATTATACCACAAAATACACCAAAAAAATTGAATAATCAAGTGTTTTAGAACTTTCTCAATATTGTATATCTATTGACATTTCTTTCGATATCTGTATTATACCACATACACAGAACGTTTGTTCTTATTTTTTCTATTCATTCCATATATTTCTAAAACAGATGTAAACATCTCCTTACACTTCACAATTCAAAGTGATTTTTTATAATTCACACCAGACATTCATTTTAAACTTTATCAACATTTATTTATATGTGATAAACTCTAAATAGACATAAAACCCTTTCTTGCTATTGTTTATAGATAGTTTTCCAATAAAAGAACAGACGCTCTCGTAATCGTCTGTTCTTTTTATATCCCAAAATGTATAGGGTTGTATTACTTTGTACACTTTTGTTATAATAATTATACAAACAGAGTATGTTAATTATTTTTATGCATAGAATAAAAGAAGAGATGCTGGACACATCTCTTCTAGTAACTGTCGCCGCAAGGTGGCTGGTTGCAAAAAAACATTATTTTCTGTTCTTAGAACCACCTCTTTTACGTTTGGTCGACGTCGGGGTGGTTCTTTTACGTTTATTATTACGTTTAGCTACTAGTTTGTTCGCATACGCAGCAGCAAATGTCGTTAAAAATACCTTTGCAACGTCTTGTAATAATTGAAGTAAAATATCCATTCGGTTACACCTCCTTTCTTCGTCAAATGAAGAAAGGTTGCAACCGCCCACCCACGATTTCAGTTACTATAAATATCATAACAGAAATATAGACAACTGCAATTTAATCTTTTACGGAATTTTGATGTAAAGTAGTTGACCTCAAGAACCGAAAATATAAATCAGTTGCCTATTTTCATTGTGCACATTCGACAAATTATAACAAAAGCATCTTAATATCTATGATATGATTTTGTTATAGGCGATATATTATTAAAATTAAAGTGGTTATCAAGTCGGAGGAAGGCACTCTTTAGAGTGTCTTTTCTTTTGTACATTATATCCATTATGTGTTCTTTGATTTTTTATGTGCATCTGATATAATTACTGTATTAGTATTATTGTCATACCTTGTGTATATAATAAAAGAAGAGATGCTGGACACATCTCTTCTAGTAACTGCTACCGTCAGGGTGGCGGTTATCACAAGTTATTTTCTCTTTTGAAAACCACCCCTGTGCTTGCGACGGCGAGGAGTGGTTTTTTCATTGTTTTCTTTAAGAAAACTTCTTTTGAAAACAAATGCAGATATTTCACGCACAATTGCTTTCGCAATTTCTTTCAAAAGTTCTACAATGAAATCCATAATTATCACCTCCTTTCCTTCCAATTGGAAAGAAGGGATAACCAACCACCCTCACAATATGCAGTTGTTTCCATTCTATCACACTACAACAAACTCACCAATATAAAAAAGCCATACACATATATAAAGATCTAAAATACTGATTTTATATCAATAAAAAAGCCCGCAACATGTGCGGACTTAGAAGTATGGATACATATATTTTACCATGAAACTTTATTTTGTGGACCATTATAAATTTATTCTCAATCCCCGCTATTTGCGTTGACCAAAAAATATGACTATGGTAATATAGGCACTAGAATCACCATTGTATAGTGAATATATATTTACTATATATTGAGTATGACACTTATCTGAATTGCATAGAATAAAAGAAGAGATGCTGTAACATCTCTTCAGTAACTGCCGCCATCAGGTGGTAAGGTTGCTATTTATTTTCTTCTAGAGCTACCCTGCTTCTGACGGCGAGGGGTGGCTCTTTTACTTTTCTTAAACAAATTGTTAGCAAACTTATTTGCATAAGCTGTAACAACTATAGTTAGGAATACCTTGAGTAAATCCTGAGACAAAGAAAGTAAATATTCCATCATAAGGGTCACCTCCTTTCTCTCTAAAATAAAGAGAAAGGATAGCAACCAGCCACCCGACGTATACAGTTGAATATAGTTTACCAT